AACGATAAAATAAACATGGGGCTTGCAAGGGTACAAATAGCAACAGGTAAAAATGAAAAAGCCAGCAGGGGTGATTTAAAGCGTTTGCTTGGCATTAGCACAGGAACAGGAACAGACCTTGAAGATGTGTTAAACTTATACACCAAATTGGGTATTGCTAGAAAGCAATTAGGATTAAGCGAACAACAAACATTTCAAGCAACGGAAACCATTGGTAAACTTGCAGTAATGGGTGGTAGGGAGAAATCAGCACAAAAAGGTGGATTACTTCAATTAACACAAGCTTTTAGTAGCGATAGGGTACAAGCGGAGGAATACAACAGTATAGCGGATGCGTTACCTGCATTAAACCAAGCCATAGCAAGAAACTTAAACTTTCAAAGTGGCGCACAACTTCAAACCTTTATTAGAAAAGGTGGAACAATTACAGGTAAGGAGCTTATAAGGGCTGTTTTAAAAGCACAGGAAGAAGCAAATAAAGGGTTTGAAAAGTTCCCTATTACATTTGACAGAATCAAAACCAAGTTTATGAACTCCTTTTTACAGTTGGGACTTGCCTTAGAGGATCAGCTTGAGCCTGCCAATAGGTTTTTTCAAAATCTGTATGATAAAATGGACTTTTTAAACAAGTTTTTAGTTAAAAACAAAGAAGTTGTAGGAAAAGTAATTAAAGTTGTGTTTAAAACTTTAGAAAAAGGACTAGACGCAATAATACTAGGGTTAGACAAGCTACAGCCTGCTATGGATTGGATAAATAAATATGGTGGAGCAATACTAAAAATTGTAAAAGACATGGAGCCAGCCCTTATTGCGATAGCAAGTGCCGTAACCTTGCTTGTAGTAGGGTTTAATTTATTTAATGGAGTTTTGAAAGTATTTCAAGGCATTATGTGGGTTTTAAACCTTGACCCAAAAATTAGGGTTTTTATGGCACTTGCTATGGTGGTTATTTATTTAGAAACCAAGTTTGGCTTGTTGTCAAAAACAATTAAAGCCACACTAGGGCTTTTAGATCAATTTAACACACCATACGAAAATAATTATAGTGGTGGTGGTAGTTCACGCAATAGACTTGGAGCAAGTCAAACTAGAAAAGAAATAATGCCAAGAATTACAGGAACTTCTAAACCATTAACTTCTAACCTACCAAAGGGTTATTCACAAGGGCAATTTTTCCAAAGCCCGACAACTAAGAATGTAAAGATTAATAACGTATTTCACATTAAAAGCACAAATCCCCAAGAAGCAGCAAATAAAGTCGCAAGTATATTCCATATTGGATTAGGGGGAGCTTTGCAATAATGGCAATTAAAGTAGCCTTGCTGGATGTAACACAACAGAACTTAAAAAAGAAGATTGGCTTTCTTGAGCTTGATTGCGTAATGAGCGAAGACATAACCATGAGTAACAATGTGACACAATCGCCGATTGAAACAGGCGAAAGCATTAGTGACCATGTATACAGCGAGCCTTTGCAATTAAGGCTAGAAGCGATTATAAGTGATAGTGACCCCCAGCGTTTAGAACGCCAAAAACAAAACAATAGCCCTATTACTTCTGCACGGCTTGAGGCGTATGAGGCATTAAGAGATTTATGGAAAGCAAAGCAAGCAGTGGATGTAGTAACAGGGCTTGAGACGTTTTCAAACATGGTGGTAACGAATATATCAATCCCTAGAGAAAACGCAGACGGTGATTCGATTAAGTTTAATGTGGACATGATACAGGTGGAGATTAAGGACAGTGTTTTTCAGAAAGACAAGCGTAAACGTGCAAACGTAGGGCGTAAGCAAGGCACTATAGCGAATGAAAGCATACAGACGAAAGCCAGTGGCACATTAGAGCAATTAAGCGTGGCGAGGGGTGCATAATGGCATTATTGACTTTACCTTTCCCCAATTTAGACGACTGGGTTTATGAAATTGAATTAGACGACGTGACTTATAAGATACAAGGGCGTGTAATGAATCCGCCGAATGTAGCCCCTTATTTTATGCTTGATTTGTTGTTGGCGGATGATACGCCAGTTGAAATAGGCATGAAAGCCGTATTAGGCACACGTTATGCGTTTAGAAGCGGTACAGGCGTTGAAGGTGTGTTATTTTTTGTAGCCCAAGGCGAGATAGAGGGCGATTACCCAACCCCTGACGATTTAAAAAGTGGCAAGGTGGTATTGTGTTATGACGAAGCAATTTAACCGCCACATTGAAGTAAGAATTATAGGCAAGAATGACACGCTAGTGATCAATGAGGAATTAGACATTGAGTTTACTTGCCGTAAGGATAGAAGCACGACACCGAATGAAGCCAGTGTGCGTATTAAGAACTTGAGTGAGACGACACGCAATTTTATAAAAGCAAACAATAGAATTGAAGTATTAACAGGTTATGGTGAGGAACGAACGCTTGTAATGCGTATGGATGTTTCACGACGAGTGACGAATTGGCAACCGCCTGATAGTGTAACCGAGATATTAAGTTTAGACGGCTTAATTGCCATGAAAGACAAGGAAATAAAAGTAAGTTTAGCCCCTAAGCAAACAGTAAGGCGTGGCATTGAAATTATAGCCAAGCAGGCAGGCTTAAAAATACGCTTGGTGGGGTTAAGGTTAAATATCCCTTTATTGTCAGGCTACACTCATTCAGGAAAGCTTACAGGGGCATTAGACGACCTTACAAGCATTGCTAAAGCCAGTTGGGGTATTGTGGATAACGAACTGGTTGTTGTAAAGCGTGGAGAAGGGCTAGGAACGACTAGGTTTGTGATAAGCCCCGAGAATGGATTATTGGCACAGCCCGAAGTTTTAGATGAAGTAGCCACAACGGAGAGAATTATAAAAAAGCAAATTGAGCCTAAGGGTTACCAAGTGACTATGTTAATGCGACCTAATTTAAACCCTTTTGATAAAATAGAGATACAGAGCCGTTTTGTAAATGGTGTTTTTGTGGTGGATCAAGTAGAACACCAAGGAAGCACAAGGGGCGGTGAATACATAACGAGGGCTACTGTTTATGAGTCAAAATAACATTGAGTTTATAAAACGTAACAACACGAATATATTTGAAACCATGCGTGTAGCGATGCCTGCTAGAATTGAAAGTTACGATGCGACTAAAAGCTTGGTGGATGTAAAAATAGCCATACCGCAAGTGAGGCAGGATGAGAGCGTTTTTGAAATACCTGTTATAACGAGCGTGCCTGTTATGTGGTTATCCACATTGACAACAAGCGTTACCTTTCCTTTAAAGCGTGGTGATTATGGGTTGGTGGTGTTTTGTGACTGGGACATAGCCAAGTGGGCTGTGGGCTTGGATGAGAGTGAGCCACAATCCGAAAGACGGCACAATTTAACGGATTCGGTGTTCTTTCCGCAGACGCACGGTTTACGACCTAGTAGCTTGGTGGGACTTTCATTAAAGCACGGCACAAGTGAAGTTTTGTTGACAGAAACAGGCATTGTGGTTACTGGTGGGGCGGTTACGGTAAACACGCCAGCCCTTACAGTAAATGCTAGTTCGACAACATTCAACGGAAATGTTACAATTACAGGGGGTGCTAACATTGGAGGCATACCCTTTAATACGCACAAGCATGGCGGTGTTACAACAGGCGGTGGCATAACAGGGAACGCACAATAATGGACTTATTGCTTGATTTAGAAACACACGATTTAGTTTTAAAACGCCGTGATTTAGCATTGGTGCGTGGTGCGGACTTGGTTAGACAACGCTTGAAACAGAACTTGCTAACATTACAAGGCGAATGGTTTTTAGACACAAGCGTAGGCTTGCCATATTTTAACGAGATTTTGACGAAAGCCACGACACAAAACAGAATTAAACAACTTTACATTAGAGAGATTTTAAACACGCAAGGTGTAGAAAAATTAAATAGCTTGTCTTTTACAGTGGATGCAAGAACACGAAAAGGCACGCTTGAGTTTGTAGTAGAATCGACTGAAGGTATAATAACGGAGGTGTTGACAGTATGACATTTGGATTGACACCTGAAGGATTTAATCCTAAGACATTAGAAGAACAAAAGCTGGAACTTGAACAAGCCTTACAAGCAAAGTTTGGCGTAGATATTGACTTGCGTTCACAGAGCGTATTTGGGCAACTGGTGGGTATTTCGAGTGAAATATGGGCGGAAATGTGGGCATGGTTAAATGATATTTATTTGAACGCTTACCCTGATTCAGCCAGT